CGTTAATACTGGTGATAACTTTGGGCGAAGTCATAGACAGCGTTGTGCCGTCTGGCGTAGCGTTAGTAATCCCGCCAAACACACCATTATTGTTGTACTGAATTTGAGTATTTGACCCAGCAACGACCGTTGCGTACTCCAGTGCCGTAGCGGCAGAATTAACGCGTAATACCTGTAGGGCTGAACCCAGTGCCGATAAACCCGTACCGCCCTGAGCAACCGTAACAGTGCCAGCGGCTTTGATAATCTTTCCACTTGTCCCGTCAAAAGCAACCAACCCGTCCGCAGTCGAAGATGTTGGACCAGAAACATCGCCAGAACCTGACGGTGCGTCCCATGTAAAAGCAGAACCTGTCCATTTAAGATACAAGTTTCCGCTGCTTGGTGACGGTGTAAACGACGTTGACCCAGACGAGGATTGATAAACAACTTGGTTTGTTCCACCACTAGCTATATTTGTCGCTGTTGAAGCGGTTGTTGCCGTCGTAGCGGTATTGGCATTACCGTTGATTGAAATCGTCCAAGTACCTGAAGCACCTGACCCCGTGGTCGGCACAAACGCACCGGCACTTCCTACATTAATAGCTAATGCAGTCGCTACATTAGTGCCTAGTCCTGTAATACTGCCAAGCGGTAGATTCGTAGCATTAGCCAGATCTATAGCACTTGGCGTACCCAAAGCTGGCGTTACAAGCGTCGGTGATGTAGCCCGAACAACACTGCCCGTACCTGTACTTGATACCCACTCAGGCGCTGTACCACCAGAATTAACTTGTAATACCTGAGCAGCACTACCTATACCAAGAAATGTTGTGGTACTTGCACCGGATTGATAAGGAACCGATCCAGCCGCTCCGCCTTGGATATTGGTCGCCGTGCCAATAACAACAGATGCAGGGGCGGACCACTGAGGCGCACTGCCACTCGATGTCAATACATAATTGGTTGTGCCAATACCAAGCTTGGTCATGGCCGTGCCAGTGGCGTAATACACCATGTCACCGGCGGTATAAGTCGTTTGCCCCGTACCGCCTTGGTCAGTCAACAAAGTTCCAGACGATGTTAACGCGCCACCTGCTGATGTGAAAACAGGTTTGCTAACGGTTAATGCCGACATCACAGGCGCAGAACTAAATGTTTGAATGCCTGTAAAAGTTTGCGCCGCATCGGTACGAGCAATCGTTGCACTCGTACCTGGGAACGTCATGGTTGTTGAATCAGTGCCTGCCAGCGTCAACGAATTGTTAACACCAAAGGTCTTGCCTGCCGCAATCGTTAATCCAGCACCAAATGCTGCGGTTGTGCCGTCTGTTCCAGTGAGTGTTAAGGTGTTGCTTGCAGTAAGCGTCTTGCCGTTAGCAACTGTCAACGTGCCTGTCGATGTTGTGATTGTCAGACCGTTGTACTTACCGCCTGTGATATCCCCCGTTGTATCAGCAATCGTTACTGCGGAGTTTTGAATAAGCTGCCCTGATGTTCCATCAAATCGTGCGACAGCATTATCTGTTGACGAAGAAGCACCTGCTACCGTTGCAATAACATAGTCGGACCCCGACCACATCACCACGGCTGTTTTACCCGCAGGAATTGTCACGCCCGTTGTTGCATTCTCTTTAATGACAACAGAGCCATTTGACTCATTACGAACGACATACCAGTTACGGCTTGTACTGCCTCCGGGGGCTTCTACGTTTCGTGTAGTTCCGGGGGTACCAGTAATACGTAAAACAGCATATCGAGCTTGGTTAGACGCAGAACCATCCCCGTTAGTCAGAACCACGTTACCAGACGTTACGTCAATAGTGGCTGATCCACCAACCGCAATATCAAGTGGCGATGTTAGCGCGTCGTTGACAGTCGTACCCCAACTGCCATCCTCTGTTCCAGGTTGTGGCTGCGCTAGTTTGAGAAGTGTGGTGTAGTTAATCATGATGTACTCACCTGAGTCCAAGTCGTTGTGACACCAATCGTAATCTGCCCCCAGCTAGCAGTTTGCGTTGTGCTGATGGTGGTCCACATGGTTACTCCATTCTTATAAGAGCATTTGTGGCTGAATTAGCAGGCATTGTGATTGTAAATTTTGTTGTCGTTGTTTTGTCCGACCCAAAATCTAAAACTGCTATAGATCTATCCGCTTTTGTACTGTTGTATATCAAAGCACACCGTGCGGTAAAAGACGCTGGATCCCAGATTACATCATCAAAGTCCACATAAGCCGTTGTACCTGATGAACTAACCGTAACACCAGTTAAGGTTTTACCTCCTAGTGTGTATCCAGTACCTGACACTTCATTCGTTGCTGAATAAACCGTTGTATTTTGATTTATATTTGCATTTGCCGTGTACAAAGCAATTTTCAAAGTGTCTGTTATCAGATCATGTATACCTTCATACAACTCTACTTTGAAACTTGTTGTTTGCCCTTGGACAATACTCATGACACTTGAACCCTAACTTGCCCATCACGATAAGCATCCATACGTTGTTTGCCATCGCCAAGATTTTTTAACAGTGCGATTGATTGAACGTAGCGATCATTTGCCAGTTTCATTAAATCTGGTTCTTGTTTCAAGAAAAACGAAGCTTCGTAAATAGTCGCATTAAGCAACGCTGAATCAAAGTTATCTCCAAGCCATGTTGTAGTTGCTGTCACTATTGACTCTGGGTAGTAGTAATAGTGAAGTTCAACACCATAATTTAAATCAGGTGTTGGCCCAAGTATTAACGTTAATTCTGTTACGGATGAAGAATCAGGACCAAAGATTGCGTAGTGCCTAGGTTTACCTGACGAAGTGGCTGATGGATACGCTTCTCTAATAAAATTAACGTCTTTATTAAGTAGATACGTATAGTCGCCGCCAGCAGGGGGGTAAATAGCAATAGAGTAAACAGATAAAAAATCTGTCGGGCATTGCAAGTATTTAACTGTTGCTGTACACGCCCCTGTTACATTTTTACGCAAGTTGGCAATCTGCACCGTATTATAAATACGTTGCTCTGCCTGACGGATCATCGTATCAATGTCCGCCGTCGTAAAAGTCGTTTCAAGATAATCTTGAACCGCTGCAACAAGTTCAGTGTATGTCACGCCATCGGCCCCCGAGCTATTACACCCTTAGTTGCAGCGCCAGTACCACGTATTTTAATACCACTGGTTTTGATATCTTTCTCAGGATACCCAGCCGTATGAACCACAGGTACAGGTTTTGGTTTTTTCATGACCTTGATGTCTTTCATTTCATACCCCGATAAGTGAACGACGTTTTTTTCTGGTTTGCTACTTTTGCAAGGTTGCGTCCCATTTTCAACATATCAGCGTTTGTCTTTCCGCCTTTAGCCATTTTTGTTAAAGGCTTGCCAGGGTGCATTGCCTTTTCATGTTTGTGTACCGCAGTTTTTGCATCCATGATGCACTCCTATGTTAAAGATATCGTTACTGTACCAACAGCCGTTGATGCGGCCAAGTAGTTTGGCGTTAGTCCGTCATCGTATGCCGAAGCACCGCCTACTGGATTCCATCCCCACTGTATATCTCGAGATCCTCCAGTCGGAAATCCACCAGAGGAATTAGGAAGTAACTCAAGACCATTTACCCCAGCAGTGACGTATGTTGTATCTTTTCTTGGATTACGTACAGCCTGTGGATCGTCCACAGGAAACATACCAAGAAGCAATTGAGGTTGATCGGGATCCCAGCACTCATCACAAACCAATAAGTTATACCGTTTGGTTTTTATAACTTCTGTTCTGAGTTTCTTTAGTTTGAATTGCGCGCCACACCTATCGCACATAGCGATAGAGTTTTTACCCGAGGCATATCTATTACCCATAGCCACCTCCAGATCCTATGAACTGTTGGCGTGGGACGAATCGGATAGCAGCTTTCTCTCGATCTTCGCCTGCTGCTAGGTTGAATTGCTCTTCATAAGCCATCTTCAACATATCAACTCGAGAAACAAGTTCTGGTTGCTTCATAGCGATGTAGTAAGCAAGTCCTGCAACTAGACATGGTAGAAAACGGAAGTTCATATCCGCAGTCTGTATACCTGCTCCTGCGTCTTGTACTCTTCTCATTCTCCAGTAGACAAATTGATAGGTCGTACTGTTATCTGGCGTAGGCCAAACTGTTATGGCCGGTAGGTTAGGGTTATATATTGTTGCGCCAGATGTGTGGCTTGCCGCTGTGGTTCCGTTCTGTCCACGTACAACACCACCTAATGAATTACCATCTAACCATTGATAAAGAATATCTTCGCTATCTATCCGAACAAATCCTGCGCTAGGAAGACTTGCCGTTGAACTAAGGGTGATTGTCGTTGTCGTTGAGTTAATCGTTGAAGACAACGTTGCATTAGCAGGAGAAACTTGCCCAGAGAGTCTTTGAATCCAAACTTGGATAGGCCTAGCCTGCTGTAGTTTGTTAGGAATCGTAGCGTAGGTCGAAACGCTAATACGTGTAATTGTTAGGTCTGCCTGTGTAGACGATACATTCTGACCGGTACGAATGACGTGTTCTAGCAAATCAATTGTATCTACAGGCAAAGCATATGTATTTACACCAGCCGTCAGGGTGATAGTTCCCTGATCAATAGTCCACATGTTGATGCCACGGTTCTGCCACTCAATGGTCATCAGGTTCATGGAACGCCGAGCAGTGCGTAAGTCATAACCAGTCCGCATCTCACGGCCAGCCCTTTCCCACGCCTCTTCAGCAATTTCAGTAAACTCTGGTGAAAAACTGGTTGAGCCGCTAGTGGTCATCTAAATCTCGCAGTCTTTGCGGCAATTTTTGCCGGTTGCTTAACGAACTGTTTTCCTGCGCTTTTTCCAACTCGTTTTGCTCTTGTAGTCGCAGCATACTCTGAAGGTGTAAGAGACTTAATTGCCGCCTCCGGGAGATATCGTTCGCCAGTTGCTTTTGGAC